AGTAAGAATAGCAAGAATGTTATTTGGTTTAACCAGACTTGTTGGATTATTTTCTGCGCTGATCGCAGCTCCAGAAGTTGTAGGCACAATAGCAGCTGCAGCATTTTTATACGGACTAGTTTGGAAGTATAATCAGGACCAACTAAAAAGAAAAATAGCAATTGAAAGAGATACGATCAGAATAGAAAATAATGAAATTAAACTTGAAGATGTTGATCAAGATATTAGAGAAGATGTTAGACTAAGTGTGGTTAAAAAAAGAATGATGCCACAAGAAGCACAACAAATTATCGACGATTACAGAACGGCGCCTAAAGATAGTGATTTATATAAGAAAAGAAAAAAAGAAATAGAACTGTATGGGTGGGATTTTCTGCACGACAAAATAGCACATGGAAGAACTTTAGAAGAATATGGAAGAGGTATAGAAGAAGCATATCGACCGAGAACAACCCCCGCTGCGGAAACAGGAGCACCACCTCCAAATGTTGCTCCATTACCTCCAGCAAGTAGAGAAAGAATTGATAACTTGCCTGATCAATTTCGTCCTAGAAGAGAAGGAGAACCACCTGGACAATCAGAAGGACGTGTTTCATCAATTTCTAATACACCACGACGATCAACAACAACACAACTAACAGCAAGTGCAACACCATTACCTGCACCACCAGTACCAACAGCGAGTGCAACACCATTACCTGCACAAGCAACAGATCTAAGTTACTATGGTACAGAATATCTACAAAAGGCCGCCGATCCTAATAGATTTGGTAGATACATGGTTAGTATAGACGATGCTAAGGCAGAATTACAAGCCAGGGCAAATGGTAAGCAACAATCGATTACTCCAGAACCTAATAATGCTGAATCAGGTTATAGCAAAGAATATCTACAAAAGGCCGCAGATCCTAATAGATTTGGTAGATATATGATCAGTGTGGAACAAGCACAAGAATTATTAAACAAGATGAATCCATCAACGGAATCATTTCTTGACCGTATTGTTATAAAACCACCACCTGGTTATGATATTAATAATACTGGTAATTCTTTAACACAAGAAAGAATTGTTCAACCAATCATCAATAATAGTGTCAGCAGCACATCTCAAGATTCTACCACAACATCAACAGCTTCATTTAATGACAAAACAGCAATTTTAGATTATGTATTTCAACAATCTAGATCGTATGTTTAAATAAAAAAGGGAGCCGAAGCTCCCTTTTAACTCAGTCAATAATTAAATCATGCTTCTTCGGCAAGTTTGCTGAAGTAATCCATATCATCATCATCTTCATCAACAGATGGTTCAACACGTTTAGGTGCTGCCTTTGCCTGTTCAACAGTGGTTCGTGCAACAGGTGCACCACCATCCAAACCTAATACTTTATTAAGTTTAGCTTTCAATTCATCATACGACTTAAAGTTAGATGGATCGAGATGCTCTTTCAAAGAGTGTTCCGATTTCCAAATCTGTTCAAGTTTGTCATCATCAGCAAGCAAAGGACCAGGTGCAGCAAACTCAGACTTATCATAATTCTGATAACCTTCAACTTTACGAATCTTCAGTTTGAAATTGGCACCAGTCCAGAAGTCAAACGGATTCATTGCCTTCTCATCCTCAAATGCAGGATTCATTGCTTCATTGATCTTGTCAAAGATCTTTGCACCAAACTTAAAGAGAAAGACTTTACCTTCATTCTGAGGATTCTTAGAATCTTCAACAACGTAGACGTTAGAGATATACGAAAGGCGACGTTTTTGTTTACGCGCAATCTCTTTATTTGCTTCTACGCCAGAATTCCAAAGTTGAGTATTGTACTCAGATACTGGATCTTTTTGATTAAGCGTAGTAAGCGAGTTTTCAATATACCAACCACCAGGACCTTGAAATCCGTGATTGAATACTTTAACCCATGGAAGACCTTCTTCTCCATCAACTTCAGGTGCGGGCAGAAACCGAATAACTGCGTATCCGTTACCTGCTTTATCAACTTCTGGTTTCCAGAACTTGTCATCTTTAGAGGCAGGTGCTGCATTGAGTTGCTCAATGGCTTTGGTAAGTTTGTCGAAGTTACCAGATGATTTTTTAAGATTTGCGAAGTTCATATTAAATTCCTTATTAAACGATATATTGCGGTGTATTAAACTACTGCACACATTTGTGACTTGAGTGCGTGTTTGTATTTAGTCACATCATAGTTCAAAAACGGTGCATATTTTGTGCATTTTTGAATAAAATCTGGAAAGATCAAATCATCATCAACCTTTTTGGTCCACATAGGAAAGAAGTTTAGGAATTGATTCATGATCATCACCGTCTCAAGTTTGATTCTCGACTGCACATAGTTATTATACAACAAAGGATACTCTCCGTCAACCACTTTCAGCAACTGTTGTGGAGAGTCTACACTTTCCATGAGAGTGGATAGATCCTGTTGGAAGATGTAGAAGAGAGATTGTTGTGTTTTTTGCCATACCTTAAAAGTAGACTCTGCGTCCTCAGAGAGGAGATCACCCGACCATAGTTTTGGTTTCTCTAACAAATTAGAAACAAAGAAACCAAACATATCATCTTTACCATACTTTCGAGATAACTTATAAAAAGTAAACTTGTCCTTTCTAATCATAAAAGAGTCTTGTGTTACATTTGTTTTCCCAGAGTATTTTACAAAATCATACTTCGAAGTAAAGTGCAGCTTCAATGCATGGAATAGTGCATAACATTCAAATCCACTGGATTCAACATTCATATAGGTAGTCGATTAGTCTTTTTGATTAGATTAAGTGATTCTGCTTCTTCGGTGATCTTTGCTTTGAGTGATGCAGTCAATAGAGTTGCTGCCATTTCAACCTCAAATCCAGTATCTTTGCAATGTTCTACGATTGCATCGATATAAGTCATATCTCTATTGTTCTGGACTAATCCTTCTATGATTGCAGAGAACACTCTACATTCTTCTTTAGTGGGCATTATGATTTCCTTAGTGATAGTGCTTTACGACCATCGTATCGATGTGATTTACCATATTTGCCTTTTGCATCAACATAGTGCGTGAAGATTTGACGGTGTTTCTGACCCTCATATGCATGCCGCCAATGTGGCAGAATAATACCAGAGTATATGATCATATCACCATCGTTGAGTTCAACTTCGATTGTTTCACCATCTAGATTTTCGAAGTAAATTGGCCATGGTGTTTCATCTTTTTGGAGACAGAATGTTGCAGAGATTTCGCAACTTGGTCTATCAGTATGTTTTGCCAAGACTGCACCATTATAGTATGTTCGAACATAAGTGTAAGACTCATTCAATTCTTTACCTGTGATCTCTTGCATTAATGGTTTCAGATACACCATCAATGACTCAGAGTAATTAGGTGAATAGTTGGCAAAACTATTCTTCACTTGTTCATCACCAAAAGGAAAGAAGTTCTTTAGTCCTTTCTTATACTCTACCATATATGCAGACTCAAGAATCTCTGCCGAGATCTGAATAAAAGAAATCAGTTCTTGACTGATTGCATTGCGTACAACTTCATATTTGTCTTTCTGAAAAGACATAGTTCACCTCCATTATGCATAAAATATGTGTTTACCTATTTTGGTAATCTTGCGTTTCTTCCATCGCGGATCAACGTATGTAGCATGATAATACAACGCATCGTTGAGTTTTGTCAAGCGGTATCCGTCGAACAGAACTTTCTCTGCTGCTGCCCTAGAATCTATGTATTCTTGTGAGTCAATCGGTATGCGCCGTTTAGACTTATCACAAACCCATGAGAATTGACAAGTTTTCTTTCTCTTTTGGTATACAGTTTTACATATATCATTCATGAATAGACCTGATCGGACTCTATTCATCGTGACTTGTGCAACTGCCAGTTTACCTTTAAAAGACTCAGATTCTGCTTCGTAAAAAATATTGTTTGTTAGACAATTTAACTGTTTCTGTATGTTAGGAACTAAAGAATAAGTTTCTCTCGCACTTGCTACAGCTGTAGCATTCATTAAACCAAAGATGAGAAATGTTCCTAACAAGACTTTGATAGTCTTGTGTAACATTCGTTTCCTTATCGAGTTTTGAAAGTGGTAGGTTATTCTGTTACGAGGAAACCTACCGAAACCCTAAGCAGTGTTTAGGCTGCTAATGCGTATTCGCTATCATTTGCGTTTACTTTGATTTATTTTTAACGACTGATATGTCGAGTAGCCAATAATTGTACTTATTACTCCGTCGAACCTAATTCGGGCCCATCAAAAGTACACCACACTTACAGAGGTAACACGTACCACGGCTATGCATCGCCTTAGTATACTTTTGGTGGACCCGGGGGAGAACTGCCCTCCCCGTCCGAAATACCTTTCTAAAAATCAGTTCACTACCATTGAGAAGTATTTAGTATATCAGGACTTGATGGGAATGTCAAACTGTATCTAGATAAAATCTAAATGGTGCAGATATTTCATTTAAAGTTGTTTTATTTCTAATATAGACTGTGCCAGTACACGTCCTACTCACTCCAGTACTAGTTAATCTAAATGTTAGATACTCACCAGTGTTAATAGGATAATAGGCCGATGTTGTTGAAGCGCCAACAATGATTTGTGCTATTTCAAATCTACATTGAGATCCTGGATTCGATATTTGAACTTTAATTTCATAGTTGTTTCCTATACCACTAGTAAGTGTACTTACATATCGTGTTGGACTGGTTATAACAGTAGTTCCATCACAATTACTGCCATTAACGCCAGCTCCTCCACCAACAGATGCGCCTGAACCATCTATACTTCCATCATTTCCAAAATATAGTGCAACACTAACAGAAGATTCGCCAGGTTTATAATTTTCTAAATTGAAAGATGTGGCGCCAACCCATCCTAATGGATCTGCCGATGGTGGTGGACTAGATCCTGCAACCACTACTGTAGAAGTTATCGTAGCACTACTTCCTGAACTACCACCAATAACTATAGTTCCATTATATGTTCCACTACCTGCTCCAGTGGAACTGAAATCTACGTCGAAAGTTTGAGTATCACCCACTGCTAAACTATATGTCAATCCTGATGCATTACCCGTTACTGTACTAGAACCACCTAAGTTTAATAGATTAGCCGTGTGTCCTATACCCGGAGGGACATTAAAAGTGACCGATTGTATCTCTACACGCCCTGTTCCGGTGTTCGTTAAGGTAAATTGTTTAGACGCCATGAGATTTCCTAAATTAAAGTGTTAGACTCACTTAAATTGAACCAGTACCTGATTCTATAGAGTCCCATTTTCCAATTGGACAACGTGCATATTTAAAACGAGATTTAAGATCCATAAAACAACCGCATAATTTACATTTCTTCCATTCGCCCAATTGATCACACGATACGCATATGTTCATACGAGTATCGTATACTTTAGAATCAACAAAAATAGAGGTATCAATAATCATATTAACTACCACCACCACAATCTACATAGGTAGGATTAGCATAATCGATATAAGTACCGCCGCTTCCATCAGCATAAACTGTTCTATAAAAAATACCATCGCATCCCTGTGTTATTATAGTACCAGCTGCCGGATAAGATGGTGGTGGTGGTCCTGGAGGTGCCGGTGGAGGTGCCGGCGCAGTTACATTCCAAGTCCAACTTGATGGTGTCACAGAGATTGAGTAAGTAAACGTAGGTGGAGGTGGATTTGGTGTGGGTGGTGGAGGTGGAGGAGCAGCACCCGCAGCAGAACTTTCAGCAATTGTCACAGGATCAGCAGTAATTAAAATAGTACCACTCGTACTATCTTTTCTAACTTGAATTATAATTGTTTCACTTGATTCTATGTATTCATCAGTAGAAAGTGTTCTAGTGATTACACCTTGTCTGTTTGGATGAGTACCAGATACAGTAAATGAACCTGAATTTAAACCATCTGAGAAATCTGAACCTGTGGTCGTACCACTATTGGTCCAATAATATGTTCCAGTGGGTTGAGTTGTCTTAAAAGTCCAGGTTACAGTAGGCATATATTTAATTGCTCATTGTTTATGTTATGTAGTAAATTTAAATTAAACACTCGTATCATTGATCAAAACGCGGTTACTCGTGTAGAGGATATTTCCAGTTATGCTTCCTTCTCTGATATCAATTCTAAAAGCTTCTAATCCTTCCAATAAACTATCAGCAAATATTGGTACATTAAATACTCCTTCATTCGAATTAACGACAAATGATCCGTTTGTTGATGTAAGATCTGCACCAACGGCAGGAGTATAACCAATCGGAGCCAAAACACTAAGCGTCCAATATAAAGTTGTACCATTAGGAATATTTGTTGTAGAGATACGATATTCAGGATTATCTCCTTCATTCACCGGTGAAGTCGTTAAAGTGAAATAATTAACAGTTGCTGATGAGGGTGGTGAAGGAGATGGACTAGGTGAAGGAGATGGACTAGGTGAAGGAGATGGACTAGGTGAAGGAGATGGACTAGGTGAAGGAGAAGCGACTATCGAAACTTTGTATGGTAATACAAATATTGTTCCTGATCCACCGTTTCCGCCATCAGACTGAAGGCCAGGATAACCGCCGCCGCCACCACCGCCGCCACCACCTGTAAAAGCAGTACCGTTGCTACCATCCGTATTACCACTTCCATCTCTACCCAAGCCGCCGTCACCACCACCGTGACTTGGAACTGCATATCGTTTATCATTACCGTGATTACCAAAACCACCACCAGCACCACCGCCGCCTGCAATATAACCTGTGTCACTCACAGTTCCCCATCCAGGAATTCCTGTTAAAGCACCAAGATATACCCGAATGCCTGGTCCACCACTATATGTGTCAGAACCAATACCTAAATCAGAACGTGTACTATAACCCCAACCACCGGCACCTCCACCTCCGCCATTATAACCGTTATCGCCTGCTCCTGTGCCTCCATTATAACCTTGACCGGAAGTTCCGGCGCCGCCTGCTCCTACTCCATAATAAGATCTACCACCGCCACCAGAACCACCAGAACCACCATTATTGTCATCAGGTCCACCTCCACCACCTCCACCAATTGCAGTATAACTACCAAATGTGGTGTTAGTTCCATTACTACCCTTTGCTCTTGAATTTGTTGTTCCGCCTGCTCCAACAGAATAATTAAATTGTTGTCCACCGGTAACACTCAAGACTTGAACAACAACACCACCTGCTCCACCACCTCCACCTCCATCCCAACCAGGGAGTCTGGTACCACCACCTGCGCCACCGCCAGCAACAGCAACAAGCACTAATCCTGTCATACCAGCAGGAACAGTATACACTCCAGTTCCACTCAGTTGGATAGCATTACCACCATTAGGAATAGGAACCGTACCCTCATCAGTAGATAAAGTATCAGAATTTATTTCAAAATAATGTTTGCCAAAGAAATCAGAAAATGAAATAGATGTTCCAGATCCAACTCTATCTGCAAGCCAACGAGGATCAGCATCATTTAAGTTCAATTGAGCATTAGAAGCTCTACCGATCAATATTCTCTTTGCCAATTCATCATTGATCATACTCGCTGAAATTGAACCGGACGATGGTAATCCTGGTGTTACTATTGACATTTTACATCTCTTAGAATTTTATTTTAATATTTATTCGATTTATAAAATTCAATGTGTTCATAAAGTACGCCAATATAGTCTTTTGTTTCTTTTACAAAGATAAGTGGTTGTTCACTCTCTACTGCCATCAAAACTACAATCTGATCAATAGGTGCACCAACACGTTCTTCATACATCATTGCATACGCAACACATTGTGCAAAGTAATCTTGAATCTTATCTTCCGTCTTAATACGTTTAGAAGTTTTGAAATCGATAACCGATAACTTACCTTCCCACTCTGCAATCAAGTCAACACGACCAGCAAGACCGATCTTCTCAGACCAGAGTGCTTGTTCCATATAATGGATGTTATTGATCTTATCGAAGTGTGGTGCAATAGATTGAAACATCTCAATTGCATCTGGCATCTCTTTCTTCCACTCAATAGTTTCATTGAGTAAATACTTTTCAGCAAGTGAATGTACTCGATTACCACGACCAGTTGCAAGTTTAGAGATTCGATTTGCTTCCTTTTCACCTACCTTTCTACGCCATGCCATGATTTCTTTCTTCTTCATGGCACCTAACACAGTAGTAACAGACGGTAAACGCTGCCCAGATGGTGTTACATAGTATCGTTTGTCATCAACAGTTTCGGTGTTTAGATTTTCAATCACCATCGGTGGGCAATGTGTAAACATTATATTCCTAAGTTTTGTTTTTCAGTTAAATATCTACGCACGAACCCCGATCTGACAATATCATCAATACCGAATTGAATGTGTGAAATATCATCAATTTTATCTAAAATTCTGACAGCATCAATGAAGCCAGACTTCTCCTTTTTGTTGTTTAGATCATTCTGTGCGAAGTCACCACATAGAATGAATCTACAGTTTTCTCCAACTCTTGTCAAGACAGAATCGATCTCATGAAATGTTGCAGATTGAAACTCATCAAAGATAATAATACAATCTCTAAATGTCAATCCGCGTAGAAATGATGTAGTTTGAAACTCTAGTATTTCTTTGTTGTATAGGAAATGCCATGCATCGCCACGACCAACCAACTCGTTGACGATATTCATGTATGGTTCTTGATAGATCTTTGCTTTCTCTTCTAGAGTACCTGGTACGAAACCTAAGTCTCTTGATGGTACTGCCGATCGAATGATAACGATTCTTTCATAATAAGAACCTGCGGCGAGAACATCTTTAAGAGATAGGTACAATGCAAGAAACGACTTACCTGTACCAGCAGAACCTGCAAGAATTAGATGATTACCTTTGTCATACTCTTCAAATGTTTTTGTTTGATTCTTCGTGAGAGGTTGGACTTGTTTTAGGGAAAAATGTTGTGATTGCGCTTGTGCAGCTGCTGTCTTTCTTCTAACTGTCTTAGCCATTTAGTTCCCTTAGTGGTTGTTATGGGATTACCACTCCCTGGGCATTTTTGTCTTATGAGATAAGCCAATGCTGTTGCCGGGGACTGATTCTTTCATGCGCCCGATAACATATTTTTCAAATGTTGAATCGGGTTTTGCAACAGAATTTGACATACGCATTCCATCGCCAAATGGAACTGCTTCGCCAATGTGTGTTTCAAGGTGTGGATGTTCACGTTTAAAAGCATCTAGTTCAGATATTTTCATAACTTTCTCGACAACATCACCTGTCTTTCTATTCAAAAACGCATAAGTTGGCATAGTTCTAATCCTCATTATTATTCAGCAGGCAAATAGATATCAAGTTTCTTTTTCTTAGCATCTAGTGCATCTTCTAAATCTTGGTTGTCAATATTTATATCAGTCTCTGTTAGTAAAACTTCAATAACTGCAAGAACATCGCCAAGTTCACGCACAAATGCTTGTTTATTAGTTACACCTTCCCATTCTGTATCAAGACCAAATCGATAGATCTTAGAGATAGCCTGAATAACTTCTGCACATTCTTCTTGTAGGATAAACATTACTTTTTCACGATTACGCATATGATGCTCCATACCAAATAGGTTCTTCACGGTGTTTCCATGCAGCAAGGTGTGTTTTATTTTTGTTGTAATAATTGCGATATGATGCAATTGAGTCACCAGGAACTTTAACATCATCTGGCATTGCAGGTGTTGGTTCAGACCAACCTTCTGTGCCAATATTCTTGGGTACATTCTTCATTAGAACATACAACAATCCAGTCTGTTGCACTTTATGTGTTTTTTCATACCGATAGGTATACTCTTCACATAGTGCATCGAGCAAATTACATAACCAAATGTAGTTCTCTTTTGATTTGCGGCACCAGATAGCAGATGGATGATTCTTATGTGTTGCTTTATACATCATTGATTCATGCAACGGATCAGCAAGAACATTATCAACACCATCTAATGTGCGATGTGCAGTAGATAGCAATTGTGCGTACTCTATTACCATTTTCACGGTGTGTTTATTGTTATGCATCTTTGCACAATCAATAGGGTCATTATCGAGATAAAAAATATTCACAGAATCATCCTAATGAGTCCAGTAAGGTCAATGGTGACCAACAAAATGTAGTTAGTGAGCATGCCAAATGAGCGCCTAGAATAAGCACACCAGGCATAGATAGAACAACCAGTAATCCAAGCGGGATAAAGAACCATAAGTGGAGGGTCTGGTACTGTTCCAGCCATGACAACAGCACACCCAACACTAATAGCCCAAGCAAATAACTCCATAACAAACCTAATACGATTTGATTTGTAATCATTTTTTATCCATTGAAATGTTGAAAACAACAGGTCATTTTTCATAATTTATTGATCGTTGAACTCAACTCCAACTGATCCTGCACTTTGTGGTTTAATATTAACTGTTGATTTAGTTGCCTTAGGGAATTTCTTTGCGATGTCTTCGGCAGTAACAGTTTGCATGACGAACTGTTTGAATGCTGTGTAGTCATCCGAAACAGTAATGGTGCGAGTGGTGCCTGCTTCTTGTGCATTAAAGAAGATGATACAACCACCAGCCATAAGTGGAGCAATCTCGATAACAGAATCAAGATTGATAATTAGTTTACAGTTCTTGGGACGAACTGAGTTGACTTCGACGAAAATAGACATAATTTACCTCATTAAAAGATAGGTTAATAATAGTATACCACAAAAAAACGCCGATGTCAAGAGGTAGAATTTCTTGACTCGGCGCCGTTCGATTTCTTCGTATATTTTTACTTGTTCAAAA